TTCCCTTCCGGCAGGGGTTTATTTCAATGTCACCGGCTTCAAAAGACTACGAAAAAAAGATTCTCAAAAAAGAATTTGCACACGGGAACAATCCAATCATGGCGTGGATGATTGCCTGCACAGAAGTGAAAACAGACCCGGCAGGAAATATAAAACCAGTGAAACCGGACCGGAAAAAAACCGGGAAACGAATTGACGGTGTGGTTGCGGACATCATGGCAACGTGGCGGGCAACGATTTCAGAAAATGATATTTCTGCCTACGAACACGGGGAGGTTGTCGCAATATGAATTTCTTTAAACGAATAGCGGCGGCCTTCCGTTCTTCTGAGTGGTGGCGTGAATTGCTTACCACTGGGTCAATGGGCGGCGGTGAAGCTGGCGTATCAGTCAACACAAGAACCGCACAAAATTACAGTCCGGTTTTCGCCTGCGTTACACTCGCGGCAGAAACAATCTCAACGCTACCGCTGAAAATCTACGAACAAACAAAAGACGGGAAAAAACTGCGGGCAGATCATCCGACATACAAAATGCTTCACGACAGAGCAAACCCTGCAATGACAGCACAGACCTTTCGTGAAATCATGCAGCGGTCCTGCGAACTTCGCGGAATTGCCCTGGCGCAGAAAGTACGCAACGGTTACAAACAAGTTGTCGAATTATGGCCGCTTAATCCTGACAAGGTTTCTGAATATATCGCAGATAAGAAAACCGGGAAACTATTTTTTAAATTAGACGATGGGCGAATCCTATCTCAAGACGATGTATTTTACTTCTACGGCCCAGGTACAGACGGTATCAAGCCGGTCTCACGGATTACATACGCAGCAGAATCTCTGTCAATCGGCGTAGCGGCTGAACGATTCGGGCGGCGATTCTTCGGACAAAATACACACCTCGGCGGGTTCCTGCGAAGACCTGATGGAAAGAAAATCAGCAAAGAGGCAATAGACCGACTCAAAGAAGACATCAACAGCAAATATAAAGGTCTCGGAAAATCTCACCAATTAATTTTACTTGAAGACGGCATGGAATATCAGAAAATCGGCCTCACAAATACCGATTCACAATTCCTCGAAACACGCCGCTTTCAGGTAGAAGAGGTATGCCGGTGGTTCGGGATGAAACCACACATGATCGGCGACCTCTCACACGCAACCTATTCCAATATTGAACAACAGGGGATTGAAGCAGTCCAGTATTGCTGGCTCCCTCGTTGTGTCCGATGGGAACAGGCAATCAATCTGCAGCTTCTCTCCGGAAACCTTCGGGCAGAACATAACATGGACGGCCTGATGCGTGGAGACCTCAAGTCACAAGCCGAAGCCTGGAACACACTTGTCCAGAACGGGATTCTTAACGCAGATGAAGTCCGGGATTTCATGGGGATGAACCGGCAGGAAGACGAACAAGGGAAAATATATTTCATGCCGTTGAATATGGTCAACAAAGCTGATGTTGCAAGCGGCACACTTTCAGAGCCGGTCCAAGATGAACCGAGATTGCTTGAAGCACCGAAAGAAACAAAATCAGAATCGAAATCACAGGAAAAACGGAAACTATCAGTATCACACCGCAGGCTTATCTCAGATCGGTACAGACCTAAACTGCTTGCAATGGCAAGAAACATTGTCCAGAAAGACGCGGCTGTGTTGCGTGAAAAACTCGCACAAATGAATCAAGAAGAATTCTCCGGATGGGTTGCCGCTGACTATATCAACGAATTAGCACCGACCGTGAGAAGTGAAGCTGCGCCTATTTTCAATGCCTTCGCTATGGCTCTTGTCCCGGCCATTCAAGATGAAGTCGGCGATTCTATCGATGAACGCTATGAGGCGTTCGTTGATTCATACCTTGACAAGTTCTCCACACGATACGGAGCAAAAAACCGGAAGACCTTGCGGAAACTCGCAGACGGCGAAGACTACCGGGAAGACATAGAAAAACAGCTAACCGAATGGGAAGAAAACCTTCCTGGACAAATCCAGCAAGAAGAAATCACACGGCAGCGGTCAGCCTTCACAAAGGCCGCTTATGTTGCCGCCGGAATCACAAAACTCAGATGGGTGGCAAACGGGAAAAGCTGTCCTTTCTGCTCACAGCTTGACGGGCAGATTGTAGGAATAGAACAGAATTTCGCGGAAGCGGGAAGCGCGCTTTCTGCAGGGAACGACACATTGACATTTTCAAGCGCAATCGGACACGCACCGGCTCACCGGGGCTGCGACTGCGACATAGTAGCGGAGGTATAACAATGGAACGCAGATTTTTAAGTGTAGAACTAAGGGCAGCGGGTGAAGACAACGAAATGATCGTTGAAGGATACCCGATTGTATATGACCAGGAAACGAATCTCGGGTATTGCCGGGAAAAGATCGCGCAGGGTGCAGCAACCGATGCGCTAAAACGGTCGAATGAGTTCGTATTATTCAACCACGACCCGAATCAACCTCTTGCCCGGCGAGCAAACGGAACCCTTGAAGTCAAAGAAGACGAAAAGGGTGTATTTATTCGGGCCGATCTTTCCAAGAGTTCACGCGGGGCCGCAATGTATGAAGACATCAAAAACGGCCTTATAGACAAGATGAGTTTCGCTTTTACTTGCGCGAAGGACACATGGGAAGATGACTTGAGAACAGTGGAAGAATTCGGCGAACTATTCGACTATTCGCCTGTTACATATCCAGCTTATGAACAAACCGCAATCATGGCACGAAGCAAAGATGAAGCACTTCGGAACCGTCCAGAAGTCTCAACGGAGACAGAGGACACCTCAACGGAGGAACCAGAGGCAGAATCGAAGCGGGCTGCAGATTATATCAACTTAGAAACACTCAAGGGAGGGGTGATTATATGAAACCATTGAAGGAACTACGCGAAGGCCGTGACAAAGCGGCGAAAGCATACAGAGACCTTGTCCTTAAAATGCAGGAATCAGGCGAAAAACCTGACGTTGACGCACGGTCAAAAATGGACAACATGGTTGCCGAAATCGACAGCTATGACGAACAGATCAGATCAGCAGAAGCACAGCGGGACCAACAGTTTGAGGAAATTGATTCTGCACTCAAAGAAATGAGAAGCGGAAGAAATATCGAAAACAACGAACCAGAAAACAGGGCCGACAAATACGCCGCTGATTTCAGAAGCTACCTTATGTCAGGCGATGCCGAAAACCTCATTGAAAAAGAAATGAGCGAAAGCAGAGCAATGACTTCCACAACTGGATCAACCGGTGGATACCTGATACCCGATAAATTCCACAACGAATTGAAAGAGTATCAGCAGGATCTATGCCCGATTTACAATCTTGCAACAAAAACCGATTGGGACGCAGACGCGGTTTTCCCCGTTGTATCTGCATTCGGGACAACAGAGCTTGTGACCGAAGGTTCAGCAGTAACCGAAAGTACACCTACAATCGGACAGACAACTATGACCGGTTATCAGTTCATGTGGGCCGTTGATGTACCGTACCCACTTCTCAGGAAATCTGCCTATAACCTCGACGGCAAAATGCCTAAATGGTGGGGAAAATCAAACGCCGGGGTGATGGAAGATTACTTCGCAGCCGGAACCGGTTCTTCCGAACCTACCGGATTGACTGCCGCAGCGACCACCGGGACAACTTCTGCATCCTCAACAGTTGTCGGCGACGACATTTTGAATTGGTTCTATAAACTTGACCCGGCATACAGAAAGCTGGCCTCATGGGTTTTCAGTCCTTCATCTGTACTGACTATCCGCAAGCTGAAAAACCCGGTAACCACATCAGGCGCTTTGCAGTATCTATGGGTTCCCGGCCTTGCCGGTCAGCCAGACACCCTGCTTGGAAGACCTCTTTATGAGTCTGACGGGATGCCAGCTCACGCAGCAGGCGCGGTCCCCGGTGTTGTCGGCGATATATCTGAATTCCAGATTGTCGAATTCGGCAAACCCTCAATGATTCGTGATCCGTACACACTCGCGAAGTACGGCCAGGTATCGTTCATTGGCTGTCGACTTGTTGACTGTGATCTTCCAGTAGCCGAAGCAGTTGTAACTTGTCCTGTTAGCGCATAAGGGGGTGATGCAATGCAGAACCTAACCGAAAATTATGCGTTTGACCTGGGGGTTGTCCCCCAGTCATTGAACAATACAAATGCAACCGGCAGATACTTCAAAATGGCCGGACATCGCAGGGCTGTCGCCGTTGTCCTTGGAGGGGCGGCGGCTGCAGAGTCAACAACAACTATTGCTTGGTTACAGGCGACCGATGAAGACGGGACCAGCGCAAAAGCGATCACGAGCGCATCAGCAGAGGGGACCAGCGGGACAAAAGATACCGCAGCAACAATCTCTCTTGGCTCGGTTGCCGCAACAGATGTCGTCACTATTAACGGAGTGGCTTTCACTTGTGTGGCTTCTGGCGCAGGCGCGCTCGAATTTGCCGACGACGATGAACTTGTGACAGCCATTGAGGCTTCTTCTATCGCTGACCAGGTGAGCGCATCTGCATCCTCGGATGTGGTGACACTCGTTGCAAGAGACGGGTACGCAATCACCCTGGCAAAGACTGAGAACGTGGGGACGATCACCCTTGCGACAACTCAGCACATTGTCATGGCAGAGATAGACGAAAAAGATCTTGATATTGACAACGGCTTTGATTGTGTCGCTCCACGGATCACTGTAACCGGAAACGGTGTCTACGGTGTAGCGGTTATGCGCGACATGAAAAAGATGCCAAAAACTCAAAACGCACAGGCAGTGACAGCACTGTAAATATAGCGGGCTTCGGCCCGCTTAATTGAAAGGATGGTGAAATGAACGGAATTGCAGTAAAGAGCTTTTCAACAACCGAACGCGGGAACATTAAACGCGGCTCAATGGTGAAAGATACACCGAAAGCATGGATTGAAGCCGGACTGGTAAAAGCTGTTGAAGAAGAAAAGGAAGCTAAGAAACCATTAGCACCCAAAAAAGAGACAGCAACCAAAAAGCCAAAATCTGAAAAGGCAGTGAAGGAATAAGCAATGGCCCTGAAAGAGTCTGCCCTGATAACTATGACTTACGCTCAAACGATGCTCGACTTTGAACCGTCCACACAGACGGCAAAGTACGAGGAATACATCAATATCGCAACATCTATGGTTGAGTCATACACAGGACGGAAACTAAAAGTCGACGACTACACCGAAGATTATGACGGCAATTGCACTGATACAATTTTGCTAAACCAGTACCCGGTCAACAGCGTGACCTCTGTTCACGTTGACCCTGACCGGACATTCGGCACAGATACCGAGGTGACAGATTTTGTCAGTTATGAAAACGGGAAACTTGTATTCCCCGATCAACTGATTGAATCAAACCCTCAGAGCGTCCGTGTCGTGTATAACGCTGGATACGCCGAAGCCGATATGCCGGACGATATAAAACTGGCAATGATAGAAATTGTTTCCTTTGTGTCGAAACGGATTGAAGCAGGAGCAAGCAGAATCGGTGTCAAAGCTATCAATTCACCTGACGGCTTAAATACAGGGTATGAACTTTCTTTGCCGCTTAACATTCGGAATATCCTGGACAAATACGCAGACGCGAGGGTGGGCTAATGGTACGGCTTGATGTTGAATTTGTACGCCTTGGCGCATTGGCGCGATTCGGAGCAGAACACGAAAGTGTCATGGACTTCATGTCAAACCAGATCGCTGAGTCATTCAAAGAACATCTAATAAGAACCCAAATGTCAGGGCAAACACTTGCCAGACGGACGGGGGAAACTGCCGGTTCTGTTAGGCAATATCGGGATAAACGAAAAGGGGCATGGGCAGTACGTCCAGGAGTCGGGGTCCGAGGCGGGTTGAATTATCTGCAGGGGCCACACTTTGAGGGCGGCGCACGACCATTCACGAAACGAGGGGTGAGAAGTTTTAACACAAGCGGCGAAGCATCACGAATCGCAACACGGATTTACAACGCAATGATGAAGCGAATCTTCAAGGAAGTGGCATGAGATCACGATTAACCGGAATGCAAAAACGGATCAGGGAATTCATAAAAGAAAACCTTGGCGACTATATAAGCACCCTCAATTCTGAATTGAGCATTGAGCTGCCGGTGATCTTCTATGTGAGAGACGGGTACACAGACCCAGCAAGCGCAGGGGCATACCCGGTAATCATGACATACATGGAGAAG